GAAGGCTCAGGGCGATTCACCGTGGTGCGTATCTGGCTGGCCGTAAGCAGCACCGAAGATATTGAGCTGGTTGTTGATTCAGGCATTGTACTTGCCACAACTGAGGACATTATTACCGTCAGTAATGAAGTCAAAGATTACACCGATAGTCAGTTAAGCGGGCATGCTAAATCCAGGGATCACCCGGACGCAACGCTGGAGGAAAAGGGATTTGTGAGGCTGAGTAGCGCCACAGATAGCGGTAGTGACAGTATGGCAGCAACCCCGGCAGCGATAAAAGCAGCGATCGCAATTGCTGTGGCTGCAGCGGTAAGAAACGCGTGGGAAGAAGATAATCCCGTCGGGACCACGCGATTATTTAACTCGAACCTGAACCCTAACGAGCGTTGGCCCTGGTCGCAATGGGTTTACACCGGAGAAAACAAAACGATCCGCATCGGTAAGGCTGACGGTTCAAACGTCGGGCAGACCGGCGGCAGCGATACCGTCACACTTCAGCAGGCCAACCTGCCCGCCGTGCAGATTGATGTAAGCGGCGAAACCAGCGTGCTGCCTGAGAAGACACTGACCACAACGAAAAACGGTAAACACAATCATGGTGGCGTGGCCGGTAAGGATGACCCCTGGGAGATTGGCGGCGATGTGCGGCAGCTCTTTAACCCGAAAGAGCTGAGTGTAACCGATGACGCCGGAGAGCACGACCACGAAGTCACGGTACCGGCGCACAAACACACGACAAGCGGCAAAACCGCCAGCCTCGGCGAGGGTAAATTGTTCAGTGTGGTGGAAGCTCACATGCTGCTGATGTGCTGGAGTCGTGTTGCCTGACCTGTGACGGTCATTCCTGTTGTACTACCCCTGTTACAGCGGGGATGACTCGTCACCCTTTCCACCACGATTGAAAATAATGCTCACCCTTAACCACGGAGTTAAACGGATGAGCGATTTTCATCACGGCGTCCAGGTTGTCGAGATTAACGACGGCACTCGCGTCATTTCCACCGTATCAACGGCTATTATCGGCATGGTCTGCACGGCCAGCGATGCCGATGCTGCCACCTTCCCACTCAATAAGCCCGTACTGATTACCAGCGTGCAAAGCGCCATCGCCAAAGCGGGTACAAAAGGCACCCTGGCCGCATCCCTCCAGGCGATCGCCGACCAGTCGAAGCCGGTCATTGTCGTTGTGCGCGTAGCCGAAGGTACCGGCGACGATGCCGAAGCGCAGACTATCTCTAATATCATCGGCGGCACCGACGAAAACGGCAATTACACCGGGCTGAAAGCACTGCTCACGGCGGAGGCCGTCACCGGCGTTAAACCGCGCATCCTCGGTGTTCCGGGGCTCGACTCCCTTGAGGTTGCAACTGCTCTCGCGCCGATTTGCCAGAAGCTGCGCGCCTTTGGCTATATCAGCGCATGGGATTGTAAGAACATTTCCGAGGCGATGCTCTATCGCGAGAATTTCAGCCAGCGTGAGCTGATGGTTATCTGGCCGGATTTTCTGGCATGGGATACCACGGCGAACGCGACCGAGACCGCCTGGGCGACCGCCCGCGCGCTGGGCCTGCGCGCCAAAATCGACCAGGACACCGGTTGGCACAAAACTCTGTCAAACGTTGGCGTGAACGGCGTCACTGGCATCAGCGCGTCGGTCTTCTGGGATTTGCAGGAATCCGGCACCGATGCCGACCTGCTTAACGAGGCTGGCGTCACCACGCTTATTCGTAAAGACGGTTTCCGCTTCTGGGGCAACCGCTGCTGCTCCGATGACCCGCTGTTCTTGTTCGAGAACTACACACGCACCGCGCAGGTTATCGCTGACACAATGGCCGCTGGTCACATGTGGGCGGTCGACAAGCCGATCACTGCCACGCTGATTAAGGACATCGTTGCGGGTATCAATGCGAAATTCCGCGAGATGAAAACGGCGGGCTATATCGTCGATGCGACCTGCTGGTTTGATGAATCGGCCAACGACGCGGCGACCCTCAAAGCCGGGAAACTGTATATCGATTACGACTATACGCCGGTTCCCCCTCTCGAAAACCTGACGCTACGCCAGCGCATTACCGATAAATACCTGGCGAATCTGGTGTCATCGGTTAACAGCAATTAAGGAGCCCTGACCAATGGCAATGCCGCGCAAGCTCAAATATCTGAACACGTTTCTGGATGGCGTCAGCTATCTCGGCGTTATCGAGTCCGTCACCCTGCCAAAGCTGACCCGTAAGCTGGAAAATTACCGGGGCGGCGGGATGTCAGGCTCGGCCCCTGTCGATTTCGGCCTCGACGATGACGCGCTGGCGATGGAGATTTCCCTCGGCGGCTTCCCTGATGATGCGATCTGGTCGCTTTATGGTGCCGTCGGTACCGGGACGCTACTGCGCTATGCAGGCTCTTACCAGCGGGACGATACCGGCGAAACCGTGGCGGTGGAAGTTGAGACTCGTTTCAAGGTGAAGGAAGTCGATAACGGCGAGAGCAAACAGGGCGAGGATACCAGCAGCAAATTATCGCTGGTTTGCACGTACTACAAGCTGACCATGAACGGTAAAGAGCTGGTAGAAATCGACGTCCTCAACATGATTGAGAAGGTGAACGGCGTCGACCGACTCGACCAGCACCGCCGCAATATCGGCCTGTAATTTTCCCCGGCCAGCATGCCTGGCCGGTTAATCCCGAATCCGTAAACAGCGAGAAAATCATGAGCAAAGAAAACATCGTCACCTTGGAAAACCCCATCAAACGCGGCGAGCAGGTCATCGAAAAAATCACCCTGATGAAGCCCAACGCCGGAACCCTGCGCGGTGTCAGCCTGGCCGACGTTGCGCGCTCTGAAGTCGACGCCCTGATTAAAGTGCTGCCGCGTATGACCAGCCCATCACTCACCGAGTCGGATGTCGTCATGATGGATTTACCCGATTTGATGGCGCTGGCAACAAAGGTGATCGGTTTTTTGTCGCCGAATTTGGCGGATTAAATTTTCCGAAAGATATGTCGGTCGATGACCTGATGGCGGATATCGCGGTGATTTTTCACTGGCCGCCATCAGAGTTATATCCCATGAGCCTGACCGAGCTCACCACCTGGCGCGAAAAAGCGCTACAGCGAAGCGGAAACACGAATGAGTAACGACGTTAAATTGCAGGTATTACTCAAGGCTGTTGACCAGGCGACCCGCCCGTTTAAATCCATCCAGACAGCGAGTAAAACGCTGTCTGGTGACATCCGGGACACTCAAAAATCACTGCGTGAACTGAACGGCCAGGCATCCCGTATCGACGGGTTTCGCAAGGCCAGCGCGCAACTTGCCGTTACCGGTCAGGAGCTGAAGAAAGCTAAACAGGAAGCCGCCGCACTGGCGATCCAGTTTAGAAATACGGAACAGCCGACGCGCGCGCAGGCGCAGGCAATGGATGCCGCCCGAAAAAGTGCCGCAGCGCTCCAGCTCAAACACAACAGCTTGCGGCAGGCTGTACAGCGCCAGCGGCAGGAACTCAGCCTGGCGGGAATTAATACCCGTACCCTGGCCGCGGATGAACGCCGGTTAAAAACCAACATTAGCGAAACGACAGCACAGCTCAATCGTCAGCGTGAAGCGCTGGCGCGGGTCAGCGCGCAACAGGCAAAGCTCAATGCTGTTAAGCAGCGATATCAGGCCGGTAAGGAGCTGGCCGGAAATGCGGCCGCAATGGGTGCCGCCGGTGTCGGTATGGCGACGACAGGCACGCTGGCCGGTGTTGCACTGATGAAACCGGGTTATGATTTTGCCCAGAAAAACTCAGAGTTACAGGCTGTACTCGGCGTGGCGAAAGACTCCGCAGAAATGACTGCGTTGCGAAAGCAGGCCCGACTGCTGGGCGACAATACTGCCGCCTCTGCCGATGATGCTGCCGGGTCACAGATAATTATTGCAAAAGCCGGTGGCGATGTGGCGGCAATTCTAGCCGCGACGCCAGTAACTTTAAACATGGCATTGGCTAACCGACGCACGATGGAGGAAAACGCTCAGCTTTTACTTGGTACCAAAAACGCATTTCAGCTATCAAATGACCGGGTAGCCCACATTGGTGATGTGCTTTCAGCAACGATGAATAAATCGGCCGCAGATTTTCAGGGGTTGAGCGATGCCCTGACATACCTCGCTCCTGTTGCTAGGACTGCTGGAGTGAGCTTGGAGCAAGCGGCAGCAATGACCGGGGTGCTTCATGATAACAACATCACTGGATCTATGGCCGGTACTGGTAGCAGTGCTGTGGTTAGTCGTCTTCAGGCACCTACAGGAAATGCGTGGGAAGCATTAAAAGAACTAGGAGTTAAAACGGCTGATAGTAAAGGAGATATGCGGCCAATCTTTAGTATTCTGAAAGAAATAGATGCCAGCTTTAACAGAAATAAACTTGGTAGCAGCCAGAGGGGGGAATATCTAAAAACAATTTTTGGTGAGGAAGCCCTTAAGTCGTCAAACGTATTGATACAAGCAGCCTCAAGTGGAAAATTGGACAAGTTAACCGCGGCCTTTATGGCCTCAGATGGTAAGACCGATGAGCTGGTTAAGGTCATGCAAAATAACCTCGGCGGCGACTTTAAAGAGTTTCAGTCGGCGTATGAGGCTGTAGGTACTGACCTTTTTGACCAGCAGGAGTCCTCCTTACGCAAACTGGTGCAAACCGCTACCGGCTACGTTCTCAAACTTGATAAGTGGATCCAGCGAAATAAAGAGCTCGCGCAGACGCTTGGGGTGATTACCGCTGTGGCGATCGGGGTCGTGGGGATGATTGGGGCTATTGGACTGATTGCCTGGCCGGTGATAACCGGTGTAAATGCCATCATCGCCGCTGCGACGGCACTCGGTACCGTATTTACAACGGTGGCCGGAGGCATCATTACCGCTATTGGTGCGATTTCCTGGCCGGTTGTCGCTGTTGTGGCTGCGATTGTCGCCGGGGCATTGCTCATCCGTAAATATTGGGAGCCCATCAGCGCATTTTTTGGCGGCGTGATGGAAGGATTGCGTACGGTCTTTACGCCAGTAGCAGAACTATTTGCACCGCTTAAACCGATGTTTGACTGGCTAGGTGGAAAACTTAAAGCCGCATGGGACTGGTTTAACAATCTGATTGCGCCGGTTAAATCATCACAGGAAACGTTAAACAGTTTCCGAGATGCCGGTGTGTTGTTTGGTCAGCGCCTGGCTGACGCTCTTACTTTACCGCTTACAGCATTCAATAAGCTGCGCAGCGGTATTGATTGGGTACTTGAGAAGCTCGGCATAATCAACAAAGAGTCCAGTACGCTTGACCAGACTGCCGCGAAAGCAAACGCAGCCACGCAGGGTAACACTTATATCCCGGCTACCAGTACTTATAGCGGCTATCAGGCATACCAACCTGTCACCGCACCCGCCGGGCGTTCTTACATCGACCAGAGTAAAAGCGAGTATCACATTTCCGTTGATGGTAGCGGGAGCGGCACACAGCTCGATCGTCAACTACAGGATGCGCTCGAAAAGTTTGAGCGTGACAAGCGTGCTCGTCAGCGGGCCAGCATGATCCACGACTGACAGGAGGTAACGAGAAATGATGCTTGCACTCGGTATGTTTGTTTTTATGCGCCAGACGTTGCCACACCAGACGATGCAACGCGATGCCGAATATCTGTGGCCGTCAAACTCACGCGTAGGTAAACGGGATTCTTTCCAGTATCTGGGGCCGGGGGAAGAAAGAATTACCCTGGCCGGTGTGTTATACCCGGAGCTAACCGGTGGAAAGTTGACGATGACAGCTATTCGTTTAATGGCTGACGAAGGGCGCGCCTGGCCGTTGCTGGATGGCACCGGCACTATTTACGGTATGTACGTCATCAATAATATCAGCGAGACAGGGAGCCTGTTTTTTGCTGACGGCACGGCGAGAAAAATTGATTTCACGCTGACGCTCACCCGCGTGGATGAATCACTCGCGGCGCTGTATGGCGATATTGGCGAACAGGCCAATGCACTTATTGGCAAGGCGGGTAATATGGCTTCGTCAGTGGCCGGCATGGTGGGGATTATCTGATGCTGGATATGATGAATCTCAATGCTGGTGGCGTCCTGACGCCCGATTTTATGCTGATGCTCGACAGCAAAGATATTACCGGCAATATCAGTAACCGCTTAATGAGTCTGACGATGACCGATAACCGCGGATTTGAGGCAGACCAGCTTGATATCGAGCTCGATGACGCTGACGGGCTTGTCGAGTTGCCGTTACGTGGTGCTGTGCTGACACTTTATTTGGGATGGAAAGGGTTTGCGTTAATTAACAAGGGCTCTTTCACTGTCGATGAGGTTGAGCATCATGGTGCACCGGATAGCGTGACAATCCGTGCCCGTAGTGCCGATTTTCGGGGAACGTTAAATTCCAGGCGAGAAGAGTCATGGCATGACAAGACTTTAGGCGAAATTGTGGCGGCGATAGCGACGCGTAACAAACTGACATCGAGAGTCATACCTGAACTGGCGGGAATTAAAATCCCGCATATCGATCAGTCACAGGAATCGGATGCTAAATTTTTGACTCGTCTCGCCGAGCGAAACGGCGGTGAGGTTTCGGTAAAAGCGGGAAAGTTGCTTTTTCTGAAAGCTGGTCGTGGGTTAACAGCCAGCGGGAAGGCTATTCCGCAAGTCACTATCACCCGCAGCGATGGGGACAGGCATCAGTTTTCGATTGCCGACCGTGGGGCATATACCGGTGTAACGGCAAAATGGTTGCACACCAAAGACCCGAAACCACAAAAGCGAAAGGTGACGTTAAAGCGGAAACCGAAAGAACAGCATTTACGTGCACTACAGCATCCCAAAGCCAAACCGGTAACGAAGAAAAAAGCGGTGAAGACGCCGGAAGCCAGGGAAGGTGAATACATGGTCGGCGAGGATGACAACGTGTTCGCCCTGACGACAATTTTTTCAACCAAAGCGCAGGCGATGCGAGCTGCCCAGGCAAAATGGGACAAACTGCAACGTGGCGTTGCTGAGTTTTCAATCAGGCTGGCGATGGGGCGGGCTGATCTTTACCCTGAGACGCCGGTACAGGTTAAAGGGTTTAAGCGCGTCATAGACGAGCAATCTTGGACGATCACTAAAGTTATGCACTACCTGAGTAAAAGCGGCTTTACGACGAGCCTAGAGCTTGAGGTGAAATTGTCGGATGTTGAGTACGAATCTGAAAGCAGTTGAGGAAGACTCGTATATTAAAAAAACCGCTTGTGGCGGGTTTTTTAGTGACTAGCTACTAGTGTAACTTTTTGTTTTTGAATACATTAATACTTTTGCTGGCTCTGGCATAAGATTGCCCATTTCTTTGCAAGTTGACAATGGGGAATCTAGTGTATAGCCAAAAGCTTTAAATTGGTTAACAACGGTAAAGGTATTGATACCATTAAGGAATGAAGAAGGGGTATCTTTTGTCCATATCGGTGTGCATAACCCATTAGTTATGATCGCTTCATAGGCTTCACGAGTGATGTTTTTTGCTGGTATAACTACAGTTATGTCATTATTTTTCTTGGTAATATCTGTAGGTTGAAAGACCTTTAATTCCTTTTTCAACGTGCTGATATCAGCATCACTAGCCAACGCACTAAAAGAAACTAAAAGTGCGGTGCTTAAAAATATAGATTTGATAGCTGTCAT